GTACGGTTGCTGACATGGTTGGCAAACCATCAGGTGATCGCATCTCGCGGGTGCGTGCAGGCTCTGGTGGAGCCAGACCCCAAATGGGCATCATACGCACCTGCGGTGCTTGGGCATTACTGCGGCACATATCCAGTCTCGCACCTAATTAACGTGTGTGAGATTGTTGGCCTGATCGAGGTAGAGCGCAACGACTCCAAAGCGCGTATCAGCCGCATCCGCATAAACCCGGATGTGTGGCAAATGTTGATCTCAACGCGTTGACAAGCGCGTGGCGGTGCGGTAGCATCGTCGTTACCAACACAGGGGGTAAAAAATGGTTGAATCTGATGAACTGATCGTAACAAGCGACATGGTCGACATGGCGTGCATGGACCCGGCAGATGCGGGGTCTGGCGAAATCATGCGGCTGATCGGAAAACTCGAAATTGACATCGAGAACATTCGCGGCCAGATTGATTACGCCGCTCGCAAATTTCGCAACGAGGGCGTCAAATCCTCGGACGAATGGTTTCGCAATGCGCAGAAAGCCTTGCGAATCAAGCAGGGTCAAAAAGAGCGTCTTCAGCGTGCGCTGATAGATGCGCGATTTATCGAACGCACTCCGGTCATGAGTATGGCCGCCGCCTCGAACGAGCGGTTCGATATTCGCATTGCGTTTTACAACGCGGCACGAGACATTTTGCATGAGGACGATTTCTCGGAAATCTTGACAGAGGCTCAGGGCCGCATCGCCAAACAGGAGGCAATTACCACATGATTACAATCCCGCTGAAACAGAACTGGTCGCAGGTATACGAGCAGTATCGACAACCGTTTTCGTATGAACAGCCATGCCATGGACACGCGTGGGCGCATCACGAAAATGATGAGGGCCTCGTCGCTTTTGTGCGCTATTCGTTCGACCCGGATGGAAATGTCGAGACGTTGTTGACGCATTTGTGGCAGAGCGATACGCCTGATGTCCCGGAGGGGCTTTCACCCCGAGCGCGAGCGCAAGCGGTCTTTGAATTCCACCGGGACAACCCGACTGCATCGTTCGTTGGAGAGCGCACCCCGGATCGCGTGGATCGCCACACGGCTTGGCTTCATGCCCGGACCAAATGTGGCTGGATCAAATCACCCAACCGCACCGAATTGCGCCTGCCGATCACCCATGGCATCTATCTGGAGCCGGGTCAATATCACGATGAGGAGACTGAATCCTAATGAATATTTTGTTGTTTGTTGCGTTTTCTGGAGCATGTATCGCCGTAATCGCGTTGATATCTGCTCTGGAATCTGCAAAGCGCGATGTCAAAAAACTCAAAGCCGACATTAGTGGAAATGCGGAGGAACTGATCAAAACCCGGCAAGATTTGCAACGCCTGCGCGAAATCGAGGATGAGTTTGTTGGCCGTATAGGACAATATGAGCGACGCGTAAATGGACATATTCAAGCGGCTCAGGTTCGATGCGTGGCGACGTATAAAATCAAGGACGCAGTGTATTGCGTTGTGGAAAACATAGCCCAACCGACGGCTACCCGTTACGCCATGATGTGCCAGAAAATTGCGTGGAATGACGCTATCTGATCCCACGCTGATAGATGCTCTGAAAAAGGGCAGGATTGTCCGGTCACGGCAATGCGACTTGTTCGCCGTGACCGGGATAGTCCATTATAAATTTATGCGAGGTACGATTGGCTATTGCATAGCCCGCACGCCTGACGACAAATTGTCTGAGCCAGAATTATGGATTGTGTCATTGGATGACATCGAGGCGTATGATTGGTTCGTCGTCAGCGAAAGCGTCAACATCGACCTCGTCGACAAAATCAAGGCGTTTCGCGCACTGCAAACGGAAGAGTAGTAGGCCAGAGTTATCTCTGGCCTACGGCATTTTTAACTGCCCAATCCCAGTCCTGATTCCAACCATCAAATGGTTGCATTTCGTGCTGTGCAAAAATGGCACATATCTCGCCCTTGGCATCCCATTCGTCACGCGCTTGCGTGGTGCGGCCGCCAAATCGATGCGTCACCTTCATGCCACGCCGAATAGGTATTCGATACAAGCCATCTGTATAAAGGACCAGAATCCACCCCAAAGGCGCGTAGCGCATAATGGCGTCGACTTTCGTTACGCTGATCATGTAATCGGGCCAATGGTCGTGCTTGCAGTTTCGCCGCTTAAGTTCCGCGACGTAGACTAGTTCCCGGCCCCTGTACCAGCAATAGTCCACAAGGGATTTCTGCGGGGTTTGCGTCACGGTCAGGTCTGGCATCGTGAGCATGGTTCGGCATTGCAGGAAATCATGCACGATGTCCTGCACTTCTCGGTCTATTTCGCCTTCGTACATTCGGCGCATATCAGTGTTAATCATAGGCATTCACATGGTAACAACTCTTGCGTTTCCCCGCCACAGTATTGACAATTAGTTGCCTGTGTTGTATCAATACAGGTTGGAGAGACATATGAGCGATCACACGATTCGTCGATACAAACTCAAAACGGTCGACATCTACAGGCGATGGGGCGAGCAAAATCCCGACCGCCCTCGCCCGGTTTTGAAGGACTTGGCCGCCGAGAGCGGCTTGAGTCCGAACAGCCTGTCTGCGGCTTTGCGAGGAGTTGCAAACGTGTTGCCCGGTACTGCAGAGCGTCTTGCATCGATGTTGCAATGCGGCATTGATGACATTGCGGAGCCGACTCATTACACCGCCCTTATGCCGAAAACTGGACGTAAAATTGTGGCGATCACGTTTGCCATGGACACGCAGTTGGTCGGAGATCTAAATCGGCGGGCGCAAGAAACCGGTCGAAATCGTAGCGTTTTGGTCCGCGAGGCCGTTGCCCAATACCTCTCAAGGCTAGGATGAATCAAATGAAGACTACATGGCGCGATCTATTGGATGAAAACCTGACACAGGTTGAGATCGCAACACGCATGAACTCCCATCAATCGGCAGTTAGTAACTGGCTGGCTGGTCGCAGGTTGCCAAAACGGCAAACCCTTGCCGCACTCGCCAACGCCATGTCGGTGGACGAGGAAATTCTAGGGAAATACATCCTAGCAAAATGGCTCGCCCAATCTCGGTGATACCATGGCCGCATGTATACATATGCGGCCAGCATCACTAAAATCATCGACGGGGACACATATGTGTGCGACATCGATTTGGGATTTGGAATTTTCCTACAACAAAAACATGTGCGGGTTGCTCACATAAACTGCCCAGAACTTCGCACCTTGGACGGCAAAAACGCCCGTGCGTATGTGTGTGATTGGCTGGACAAAAAGCCGCATGTTATCGTCAAAATTCTCCAGCACAAATCGGACAAATATGGGCGAATCCTTGCTGATGTCATGTTTGACTACATCAATGTGGGTTCGCATTTAATAGCAAAAGGATTGGCCGTGCCGTATGACCCCGCATAATTGCCCTGTGTGCCTCAGCGGGGCAGTGATCGAAGACGACCGATACTCCAACCCAAACTCTCCCAGATACCGCGTGGCTTGCACGTCCAACGTCTGCCGATTCAAAGGGCCGTGGGGAGCCACCCCGGAAATGGCAGACGGTCTGTGGAGTCGTCTTCATGGGCGCGATCGGCCGCGATCCTACAGCGAGACTCTCAACGACGTTGTCGAGATGTTGCGCGACCGCGAGGAACAGGGGAAACAGCGATACGGTTGCACCGTGGATCGCATCGATCAGACTGAGGGGTTTTGGATTCGCAACGCACTGGAGGAGACGTTGGATCTGGCGATGTATCTTGCACGCCGTTTGCGTGACATCGAACACAGGCATTGACAACGCCGCATAACGCGTTGTAGTATGCCTGCACTATGCAGACATTTATTCCGTTCGACGACCACGCGGCTTCGGCACGCGTGCTTGACAGGCAACGACTAGGCAAGCAACGCGTAGAAACGTTGCAAATCCTCAACACTCTGACCAGCGGCAACAAGGGCTGGTCGAATCACCCGGCCGTCAAAATGTGGCGCGGCCACGAGTCCGCATTGGTCCAGTATGGTCTGGCAGTGTGCGATGAGTGGGTTGCCCGTGGATACCGGGATACCTGCCGTGACAAAATCGCGGCCTTCGATGGCATTGGAAATGCCGAAGCCCCCGCGTGGTTTGGCGACCCTGCCATACATGCGTCGCACAGGGGCGTCCTGTTGCACAAGAACAACGACTACTATGCACAGCACGGTTGGGATGACGCCCCTGTCGAGTCTGTGATCTGGCCTGTGGAATAAGGTAATCAAATGCGAGAGACTAACCCATACGGGCGCATGAGGCCCGTCGACAAGCCCTATGCGGTATACGCGGACCCGTTTACCGCGTTCATCTACCACATCCTCAAAACGTACCAGACCCCGCGACGGGGGGCAGAAAGCGCATGCCCTATGGCGATGTGCAAGGTCGAATCGCCGTTTACCGGGACAGGCTACGAACTGGGCGATGTGCCGTTGCGCGACATACGCGGAGTCCTATTGTCTGGGCCAGACATCGTCCGGGAATATCGCCCGAAAAAATAGTCTGGCAAATCTCTTGACAGGCCATGCAATAGCAGGTAGCATCTTTGTGTCGGAGCCACCGACAAGGAGAACTTAGATGAGCGCACTTGATTACTGCAAGACGAGTTACCAGCCGAAGTTGACCTTCGGCGAAGATGGACTTTTCGACAAGGTGTGCGAAGCACTTCGCTCGCTCACCCCGGAGCAAGCCGAGGCTGTCAGCGTAGTGCTGACCTTCGGCGAGAACTACGGCCGCAACCGATCCGCTTGCGGCATCCCGGAGAACCGGGAAAACGCGGAGCGGTACGCGGACGACTACCGCCACTACGAGTGGCATCTCCGCGAAGCGATCCGCAACAAAAGGTAAGAAACAGCCCGGCTAACCACCGGGCTGTTTATTTTTACAAATTTCTTGACACGCGTTATGATATGCCGTAGCATAGTTTTGTCGGAGCAATCGACAAGGAGAACTTAGATGACGATCAGTGACAAGACCATCGCCCGCTACGACCGCTTGGTCGCCCGGGCCATCAAGGCCGGTCGCACCGCCGCCGCCAAGGCCGCCCGCGAGGCGGCTCGTGGCGAGAAGACCACCATCGTCGACAACCGCACCAAGCGGACGTGGTCGATGGTCGGATACCCGTATGGCCGTGCTTATGTGCGCGTGTCCTCCGGGCGCACCGGGTTCGCGCAGTACCTGAAGAGCAAGAATGCCCTTGGCTGGGAGAACCGCATCGAGGACTACGTCCTCGACCGGGACCGGCAGGTGTTCAAGCCGCAGTCGCTCGGTCAGAGCATGCAGGTCGCCACTGCCAAGGCCGAAGCGTGGGCGGCCGTCCTGAACAAGGCCGGGATCTCCACCTGCGTGGAGACGTGGATCGACTAGGCCCGGCAAAATAAACAAGGCCCCTGCATTAGCAGGGGCCTTGTTTTTGCTTGACCGAAATCAAGTCCACGAAGTGTTTCCGGTGACCACCATGCCGTATGCGGGCGTGTTGGGCGATGTGCAGTTCCCAAGGATCGTGTACGAGTAATTTCGGAGTACACGCCCAAGCGGAGCGGAGCGGTCAAATGGATTGTAAATTACCAGTTTGCCCAACTGGAACGATGCACTCCCCGTAGCACCAGTGACGTTGACCGTCATGGTATTTGCGGTATACGAATCATCCGGGTATGTATCCAACGCTTGCAAGGTCAGGCTCAAACCGGCATTGGGCATGCCCGCGTTCTGCGCCAATGGGAACAAAGTCCCATCAAGGCCCATGTTGGGTGTGTGGTTGTTGGCCCAACTTAGATTGAATCCAAACACCTTGTCGGCAAAATCTAGGCTCGGTGTAATTGTCACGCTCTGAAATCGCAACGGCGCACTGCAATCAGCGGTGCCACTAGGCATCTGCAATCCGTACAATTGAGCAACAGATGCAGTACCAGTTGCATTCCTGTATTGCTCCGCATATGTACCGACAAACGTAACGTCGATTGTTAGATCTTGCCCTTTTGCAGTGCCAATACGAAACGCCTCGGCTTTGACACCCCACATGCATGTGATGGTTTCACCGTCGGAAAATACAATACCCGGGTTACCGGCCAAAGCGGCGGCGCACGTTCCATACGGAGAGGCTGGTTTGTCCCCACCAATCAACGGGGTCTCCCAAACAGGTGCTTGAATAGGGGTCTCACTGCGTCCGAAAAAATAACCGAGAAATGTTGCGCCTAGAGGGTTGGGCGAAACCAAATCGCGAGCCACCATGGACATGGTGATAGTCGGAATACGAACGCCATCGGAAAATAGATACGGATACCCTGTTCCGATCATACTGGTGACATCCACATTGCGCGACATGCGGAATTGCGGATTGCCTCGCACGGTGTAAATGGCATTGCCGATTTTTACGCCGCCTAGAAAACCTTGTGTTTGTGCCGTAGCCGCCATGTTCGTACTCCCTGATGTGCCATTTTACCGGCGAAACACGGCTATTGGAGGTCAGCCACCGTGTCCGCTACCGGACGATCGACGTTGAGATACCGATTGATTTCCTCCCGAATGCGTTCCTCATCCTGTGGCAACAATTGCACGGGGCGAGGAGGCAAACCGGGATGGTTGACGTATTTGCGGAAAACGTAATCTCCAGACGCGTTCATGAACCGCAACGCCAACGCTTGTACGGGCGTGATTAGACGGGGAGGAGTCCCCATCTGATGCGCCGCCGCGTAAGGCAATTCCGACCCAATTTCAACAGTGCCTGTTTCCGGGTCGATGGATTCGTAATGGTATTTGTGGCGTTTTTGAACCCACGAATCTCGTAGCATCCCAGAACGAATCAGAATGGTTGTTGCCGGGGCCGCAGATTTTCCCTCTTGCCTCAATCTTGGGAAAATCCGGCCATTGCCCATTTTGGGTGGCAAATCGGCCGCAAGTTTTTCCGCAACCGTAGATTCTGCCAACGGACGCCACCCGGGGCCGCCATCGCGAAATCGTGCCGCCGCCGCACGTCGCATGATTCGAGCGATGCGATTTAGAAGAGGTTCGATATTGTCGAGGCGACTCTCAATCTCAGTAAGGTCGTCTTCCTTAATATCAAAATCGATGGTCACCGTGACAGGGGTGATGACGTTTGGCATGAAATCCAGAACGATTTGGACAGGCATTCAGATTCCCTCCGAAACCATCAGGTTGCCAGACCACGACAAGTCACCAACCGCAAACCACAAATACCCATCTTGGACAGGCACGGTCATCATTTCGGCTTTTCCACCGGAAACGTGCCCAAAATACAATTTGCATCCATCGCACAGAGGAATGGTCGAATATCCCGGTTGGTTCAGGATGCGGGCAATCTCCTGCACCAGAGCCGCCGCGCCTTTGGTCTCGTCCGTTTCGTCGTTGGCACGAGCCGTAACCACGGCAATGGTCAGGGCATATCGGTATTCGTAGGTGTTGCTGAGGGCAACTGGTTCGGATTCCACACGCGGTGCCGTGACCACAATAAACGGCGCGTTGACCTGCGAGTTAGCAAACCCGTATTCGATGGTTGTGATTTCCACTTCAGGGTGGAACAACTGCAACACGCGGTCCAGCCGCGATTTGTTAGCAACCAGTATGTCCCGCACAGCCTCGCCAACGGATACCAGCCATGGATTGCACAGCAGAAGCGCATCAACGCCGAACGGACCAGTTTCACCATCGCCATCCTGTAGCCAAAAATACCAATACCCACCGCCCGGCAACGTTGCGGTAATGGTTGGAAATGTGCCGGTCAGGGTAGGCGTTATATACGTCGACAACGCTAGCGTTTTGCTGGGGTATCGAGATGCGGTAACCACGATGGCACCATTCGCTACACCGGACAATTGCAACGCGGCGCGAAACACGCCGCCAGAACTGGCATCTGTCGAGGCATCCAGATAAACCATCAGACCCACCCTCGATGCGTTTCGGCAATCACCTGCATGCCCATTGCCATGTGGGGCAATCGGCCGACAGGCAACGTAGGGGAATCGTAATCAAATCCCGGGATTCGGACCCACGACGATTTGACAGAATAGGTCGGGGTCGCCCGGTATCGGATGCTGATAGCCGTCGCAGTGGTCAAACCCGCAATGTCGACCCAAACTAGTTCGTTGTCCGCAATGTTGACGCGCAACCCACCCTGCAACACGGTGCCAGACGCCGTCATCATTTCCATGAGATCGTAGGCCCCGGGATGGTTCAGTGCATCTCGCCCCAACTCAAATTTGGCATTGGTCACAGGGGTGGTGGATGACACGATAGTGCCCAGAATGGGCACCGTAACGCCCGTAGGCGTGCCAAGCGTCACCTGACGCCCTGCGGCTACCAGAACATCTCCGTAGCGTGCGCCATGGCTTGCAGACGAAAACGTGGCAGTGCTACCAGATATGCTCACCGTGCCTACGCCCGTGACGCGTTTACGGCCACGCGGGACCACCTCGGTCACAACCCGGCTAGGCGCATCGGAACCGTCCCCCATCATGCCCCACGGCGTAACCCAGTCGTCCTGCGCAATCTCGATCTCATCTGGCAGGTAAACCATCGCCATGCCGCCCTCGTCAACCATGCCAAGCATTTCTCGGTAGGTGCGGTTGAATCCGGTGGCGTCGAACACGACCATGGGGCGCAGTTCCGGGGACGGCCATTCCTGCTCGACCCGGACAAACTTTTTGGAATCTGTCGGCAAAATCTGCGTGGTCACATTGGTAGGTATTTGCGGGAACGCTTTGTACCAGCGACAAAATTGCCGCCCGGGATGCACTTGTACCAGACTGATGAAATTGCCAATGTCCAGCCGAAACGGCAGGAGGCTTGGGAATTTGAACCCGGACGAGAACGCATCCATTAGATGAATCCTACGTTGATTCCACGTCCAGATTGCGCACGCAATTGGTCGATGATTTCCTTCTCCTCCATTTCGAGTCGATTGATTCGGTCCTCGAAACGGCTCAATTGCGTGGAGACAGACAGGCCAAGACCACCAACGTTGGTGCTGGTGCGACCGGGGTCGAATGCCTGTGCCCAGTCGGACAGCATCATGATTGCCGCTCGACAGGTGACTCCACGCGCAACGTCTTTCCATTCGCGCATGTCAGTCCATCCATCGGGCAACCCGGCGTCGTAATCAATAGCAAAACTGTGCGGAATGTCATCGCGCACGCCAAACGCCAAATTGAGGATGTTGAATCCAAACGCCGCCGCCGCCGTAAGCGCACCTGCGGTGGGCTGAATCCACACGTCACCACTTGTGGGGCTATGCTCGATCCACTGAGATGGCACCTCGAAAATGGTGGTGGTCTTGTTCAACTGCACGCGGAGGCGAAGGATCTGCCGAATAGGAGGCTCCGGGACATGAAACCGCAGATACGCCTGCGCATTCGGACGCACATACGGCAACATTTCCAGTTCCACGACGGGGTATGCAGACGTGGACTGGGGATAAGCACCATCGGGTGCCATCACGATACGAGTAGGCTCGATACGAAACTGAGCCTGTCTCTCGAAATGCCTGATGGCCGCCGGGATTACCTCAGTATCGATGTATGCATCGGTGTATCCATCCTCGGCCGCACGACGACGCCAGTCGCCCATTCCGACCAAACGAGGCAATACATTTTCGACGCTGATCTGAGCCATGGATCATCTCCCGGCAATGCGACCAGCCAGAGGACGAATCCCCCGACTGGCCGCGTTGCGTTGTCCGCTACCCTACGAAATTAATACGCAGGGCGAGAGGCGCGGACGTTGTAGAACTGCACATGGAAGCCTCCGTAGAACACGACCGGCGTGGCAAACGCCAGCATCGCGAACACATCGGCCAACGGCAGGTTGGGGAGCGGTCGCTTCATCATCGCGAGGAGTTCCGCGAGGATGATGGACGCACGACCATCGCGCTGTTCCGTGAGCAGGAAGTTGGTCACCGTGCCGGGGATGAACATCCCGTTGTCATACGCGATAGCCGCCGCATTCGTACCCATCGCGCAGTTCATGAGGAACTGCCACGTCGAGTCGGCCGCGCCATCCACCTTGCGGTAGATGCGGAAATACGCGGTCTTCTGGTGGGTGCCAGCGGACCATCCCGTAAGGGTAGCGGTGAAATCCAACTTGTTGATCTTGCCAGCGGTCGGAACAAACGTTCCAGCGGTGCCCGTGCCGTTCAGGCCAGCGGAGGTCTTGCCATACACCCACGGGAGGCTTTCCTTGCCCTGATAGACAACGGAAACTGCGTAGTTATAGGTTCCAGCCGCGAGGTTGTTGGTGGCATTGTTGCCATCAACGCCAGCGGGAAGCGCAGGCTTGGTAGCCAGAGCAGCCGCGTCGTTAAGGGTGGTGTTCTGCCAGTACGAACCAGTGCCCGGGTCGCAGAAGTAGTTGACTTCGGACCCACCCGTGGTCACGCGGGTCGTCCACGGGGTCGAAGCCCACTGGAACGCACCGGTGTCTTCAACGGCACGCGGTTGACCAGACGCACCGGCACCAAGCACGTTGATCGGCTTGTTGGCGCGGAGCATCTTGTCGTACATACGGGTGATTTCACCACCAGCCGTGCGGACCTTGTCCACCGCAATGCCGCCGATGCCAGAGTAGCCATACGGCGATCGGAGGTTGGACAGGAGTTCAGCCTCGGTATCGTTGTACGAATCGGGCGACTGCACGAGCAGGGACGGGTTGCCGAATCGCTTCAGGATCGACGTTGCCGCCGTCATGATGGCTTCAATGTCAACCACGCCGCCGCGCATGTCGATGAGGATCGCCGGGTCGTTCTTTTCGTTGACGTAATCGAGCAACTGCTTTTCGATACCGTCGAACGACAGGTTGTTGAACTGCGAGTTCCCGAAAAGGGACGCAATGTTCATGTTGCGGACGATTTCGAGAGACGCGGACTGCTCCGCGATGCGCATCGGGTTGGCGATGTTGTTGA